CAGATAGTGGTGATGGTCAAATAGGCTCACCGCAGATTGAAGCTGCACGACGCGCTATTCTACATCTGTCAAGTGCATTAACACACGCTAGCGGTAAATCTACATACCTATCGAGCCAAGCAAAAGAAGCATTAGAAAAAGCTCGAGAAGAGCTTGATAAAATTAATGTTTAAATATGGCCTTCTATGAGGTCCGTAAAACCATGCTCCTTACTCTGAGGCCAAACCCGCCACTTAGTAATATTTTCGTCTGTGGCAAACCATCTCCAAAGCTTACAATAGCCATCTGGATCTGATTTAAGACTTTCAATTTCGGCAGGATCAGCATCCTGCCTGTATACTTCTTCATTTTTGTCATTAAAGAAAGATACAGCCCAGAAATTATAATCATCGTATGGTACTTGTTCGTAGCTTAGATCTATACAATGCTTAAACTGCTTGACAAAAGAATTATCATATTCTTGTTTGTTAGTATATTCTGGATTAGGGGGATAAGATCTATCTAAAGTAAATTGTTGAATTTTTTGATCTCTAAATCTAACTCCAGCATATCGTTCATAATCATTTAAACTTCGTATCTTACCGAAACCGTATTTATTTTCTTTAGGTTTAAACTTTTCGTTATTAATACCGAATAATTTACGCACCCGTTTATATGACTTAATATTATCATCTTGCCATGTATCGCTGTCATCCCAATGTTTTGTGGCAGTTTTTCTACCATAATGATGCCAGGCTATTAGTTGATGAGGATAGTATATATCATACCCGTGAGTAAATGCCCGGGCGGCTATACTTATTTCCTCCCCATGGAAATACATTTCCGGATCATGTTGAACAGTTTTACTAAATGATCCATCTGTAAAAGCAAAATGTGCAGAATAAAATCTTCCTTTAATAGGGCCTCCTAAACCTTTCCAATTAGGGATAGCTTCCGGTATTGTATGTAATGGCCCATCCTTTGCAAAATAGTTGTAAGAAAGCATCCATGGATCTAAGTCAATTGGCTTACTAGTTTCAATATCATACGCTGGTAAGTAAGTCGTAATTAACGGCTTCGAAGATCCGTTAAGTTGTAAGCCTGCATACATATTTTTAAGTTTTGTATCCCACCCTTCAACAAACCTATGATGTGAGTCTAGTTGCAATGTAAACTTTTCTTTATTGTAGTGTTGTTGAATAAGGTTTCTAGCCCAACAAGCCCCTTTTGAATCTTTATAGTTTATATCAATAATAGTAAACTGATCATCATTAACATATTCATCTAAATTATCCCAACTATCATCTTCCGAATGTTGCCAGCAAATACAAATATGTAATAATTTTGGCTTATCAGCTTTAGAAAGTAAATCTCTTAATGTTGGTAATAACTCCCTATCCCTATAAGAGGCTATTTGTACAAAAATAGAACCATTAGTATAGGCATTTTTCATAAATATACTTATTACGGTTTTAGTAAATTACCAGATCTGTTAATATAAAGTAAATTTAATTTTCCCGTCTTTCATCAGGCTCATAATACTTAATACGGTCATGCCAAATAGGTGAAGCTAATAATACGGCAGGCTTTAATTTATCTTCTTTAGTTAATTGATACATATGAGACATCCACGTTTGTTCAAAAGGATGAGCCCATTTGGTATCAATAAACATCTTTTTATTGCCCTCTTTACTTACTATCATAGGCCAGTTAGCGTAGTAAACTTCCCCACTTATATATGATACATCATCTTTAGTGTATATATGATTAAATTTTGTTCTTGGGCAATTAGGATCAAGACCGGTTATAGGTAGTTTATCGTAGTCTGGCCAATCTCTTGAACGTATATTTTGTGGTACATTATACCATGAACATTGCTTATCATTATCAAAGTAAACTTCTGTAAAAGAGAGCTTTAAAAAATCAAAATTTTTCTCTAGCATTATTTTATGCACTATATTATAGAGGTTGGGTATATATTTTCTAAAACCATTTCTACAAAATTGTCCTTCTAATTCTGGAGGATTAGATGTCATATCATCCTCAAAGAAAAACATAAAGTCAGCCTCCGATTTATCAAAATGGTCCGCAGCAGCTTGTCTACCTCCGCATATACCAGTGTTACCACCTAAATCAATATAGGTAAAGTTATATTCTTTTGCGATTTCTTGATTTTTAATCTTAGCAGTATAATCAGTAGAATTGTCTAGTAAAAATAAATTAGGTATAGTCAAAAACTCAGGAGTTTTTTTCATTGACTCAATTGTATGTAGGATTTGTTCTGGAAAATTAAACGTTAACATATAAAGGTTAGTTTTAACCTCTTGGTAGTTTACGTCATCAACTTGACGGACTATAGGCGCTGAAGCTTTACTTAATTTTACAGTACCTTCTTTTATAGCTTGAGTGAATTTTACAATCAGACCATTTTCATCAAGTTTATATCGCCTATACACACTCGGCTCTATATATGACATTAGTGTAAATATACTCTCTTCTGTGCCCATTAAGTCTTGTGCTAGTGTATGATCAAGTAGCGAGTAGTAGGTCGCGTTAGCGTTATTAATAGCTTGTTTTCGGCCGCCGAAAATCCCACCTCTACATACATATTTAACCTCATTCTCAGCTATTCTATTCATAGCTTCATAATTAAACCCATGTATCTCTTTATCCGCTATATATGGATAACTTAAAAACAGGAAAGGGTCGCTATACTCGGGTAAATTATTTAATAAATTATCATCTGCTACATGCCCATGTGGTACAGTATTTGTTATACCAGCATCAACCCAGAAGTGATATTCTGTATCAAATGGGTTCATAATAGAGGCATCATTTAACATAAACATTTTAGATTGTACAATAGGATTATACATTTCTAAAACTGCTTGCGGTGAGTCCTTCAACCAACCAACTTGATCTAACCACTTACCACTTTGTCTTATTTTTTGCGTTCTACTCCAAAAAGGATCATATAACTTTTTTATATCTTCAAGCTCATAAACACGTACATGAGTATTATCCGGAGATCGTTTGTCCCATACTAAGTATTCATACTCCTTTGGTATATAAATAAATAAATTTTGAGGTATATCTAAAAACCGTTTAAAGGCCTCTATATAGTGGTTAAAATCTCGACCAGGTCTATTAATATTCCATAGACCTGTAACTATTGTTTGATTATTCATACTAACTTTTTTTACGACATAACCAAACAACAGCTGAAAATTCATCTGCCATATATGGCGTTAAATTATTATCGTTACACGCATCAGCTACATCTTTATCAAATATTTCACACCAGTTCCATATTTTATTTTTATTATATGACTCAAAATACTCTGCTGTAGGAGCATAATCATGCGCCATAATTATATCCCCTGACTTTAAAAACTTTGATAATATGTTAAATTCATTTATTTTACAACCACCATCGCAAAGTATAATTATCGGACCATCTTCATTAATATAATCAATTACCTCTTGGCCATTTACTTCACATAAGTCTGAGTAAGGTTGATTAAACAGATTTTTGAGCCGGAAATCATAATTTAAATTACTATTAAATAGTATTGTTCTATCGTGATCCGGATTAACGTCATACGTACGTAAATCACATTCCGTTAATCCTAAATTATCTAAAATATCACGCAACATTAATGTAAGACCGCCACAAGAGGTACCTATTTCTAACACACGATGCGGTTTTATTGTGTTAAATAATTTCTTAAATGGTACTTCAATGGCTGGTAGTTGCATAGTTGTTGCACCCTTATACCCAAACCAACCATTTATCTCTTTAAATTCTTTATTTATTTCGTTCATTTTAATAGTTTTTTTAATTTATTTTTATTTTTAGTTAACCAATCTGTTCCTATTTTTTCGGAAATCCCGTAATGCATCCCAATACATCGCTTTGAACCATCTGTATGTCCTATTATAGGCTTCATATCAACATTTCCGTAAATATAAATTCCCCATTTATCTTTTAAATCTTGCCACAGTTCAGTTTCTAACTCTAAATTAAATTGACGTCCTAATTCTACTTCAAGACCATGAGGACCGTATGCAAAATTATTACCTTCGTCCATTTGTTTTTTAAAATCTTCATTATGTATTATTTTAGACCACTCAAACATCTGCTCCAAAGTACAAACAAAGGGGTTATTAGACCAGTATGCAACAGATATTAAATTACATTCTGTTATTCGTGGATCTGTTTCTAGTTTAATAATATTATTTTTACTATCTCTATCTGTAAACAAATCACGTTGGATATTGCCAGTTTTTTTAAATTTTATGCATTTAACAAACTTGTTATTATTCATTGCATTAACAATTTTCCCCCAGTTAGGAAGTTTTGTAAAAACCCAATCATGTTCTAAAAATAAAAAGTAAGGAGTTTTGACATCTTTTAAAAGGTGGTAAGACATTGCTAAAAGACCTCCTTGTGAAAATTTTACTTCATAGTTAGATATATTATATAGTTTTAATATATTAACAATACTATCTAAATTATCATTATCTTCAAAACTGGTTTTATCGTAATAAACAATAAATTTGCTTTTATTTAAAGAGCCTTCTAAACTATGAATTAAGTATTGAAAATACTGATCATAATTTAAAACTTTATGACCTGTTATGATTACTGTTATATTAGTTGTATCTATCATCTGGATTATGTTTTGGTTTAGAAAAAATATAACCAGTGTTAATTATATTAATACCCGTTTGAGCTACTACAAACATAATATTAATAATGAATGAATCTGGTATCCTCCCACAGTGCACATTATTTTTATAACTATATGTAGTCATAGCTGACCACTTATTTATAAAATTAAAAAAGAAATTCTTTTTTCCTATATAAAAAGCTGATGGGCCGTCATAACCGGATAAATCGTTTATATTTATATTCCAGTTCTTATTATTATAAACTTTTATGACTTCGTCTCTTAAATGCAGATCTTTATTAGAGTAAGTATAAACTGATCCTTCAGCTATAATAGAGTTGTTCGCATTATATTGGTTTAATTTATCTAGTATATCATTATCTGAATATTTTAAACATATGTCACTATCTAACCACCAAACTGCTGTATAACCCTCCTCAAAGCCTTTTCTAATAATATGTCTTCGTATGTTCCATGGATAATTAGCATATGTTTTAGGTTTTTTATCTGCATCTAGTAAATTTTCATATTTTTTGTTTTTCGTGTCATAGCTTCTTAAATTATTTGTTTCAAAAAGCTTAATTTGTGGGTATTTAATTGTTATCTCTTCAAGCTCTTTTACACAATTGGTACAGACTAGGATTGGTATCTTACTACCTAACTTAATATACGATTTAAGTAATTTAGTTTTAAAATGTTTAATGTATCTTTTATTATGGACTGTAGTAACAATACATAAATTCTCTTGGTTTATCATAATATTTGCTCTACTCGTTCTGCCCATCCACGTTCGCTTGACATGCCCCAAAATACTAGCTTAAAGGGTATTTTATTACTATAAAAGATTTCTTCACAATGTATTGGGATATTCCTAGATATAAAATCATCTAATCGTTGATCATTTATATATTCTTGATGTATACCGATACCGTTTTTATCATCAAAAGATACTAATATACTCTCGTAATCATTTTCAGGGAGCATATCTCTTGTTATATTAATTAATTTGTAGTGTGATTTAATAAATGTATCTTTCCATTTCGTAAGCCCGTAATTATTTTGAATAGGGTTAGGTGCAAAATTATGGTCTATTGTATGTTGTTGAAAGGCTTTAAGCTTAAAGTTAATACCTGCATATTTTTCATATTCATTTAAACTACGAACAGTTCCTAGATCGTAATCACCTAAATCATGCTCATTATTTTCTACTCCTAACAACTGCCTTATTCTAGAACGCGCTACATCATTACCCTTCCACCATTGATCATCGCCTCTTTTGTGTTGGTCATCCCAAACTAGCATACCACTACGCTCTTCTCTCATAGTAGCATGCCATATAACTACTCTATGTGGATGAAATAAATCATACCCGCTAGTGAACGTTCTTACTGTTAAATTAATTTCTTCCCCAGCGAAAAATATGTTAGGGTCGTGTCTAACCTCTCTAGCCCATTTATTAGAACCGAAAGCAAAATGACCACTAAGAAATCTTGCTGGGTATGGCTTTTTTAAATTTTGCCAATTAGGTACAGCACCTGGACGTATAAAAATAGTTCCGAAAGGATAAAAGCATGCTGCTTGAGACATCCAGGGTTCCTGCACTCTTTCTTCAGGGTCATTAAAGGGATTATACAGAGGCGAGTAACCTCCTATAACGGGGTTATAACCATCATCTACTAACTCATCATACCAATTAATTAAAATAGTGTCCCAATTCTCCGTAAACCTATGATGAGAATCTAACTGACATACAAAATCCTCATCAGTAAGTAGGTTATCATTTATTAAAGCGCGCGCGTACGGAAGACCTTTTGCTTTTGTGTAATGAATTTCCTCAATTTTAAACCTAGGATCATCTTTATACTTTGTCAGGTCATCAAAACCATCATCTGGATTATACTGCCTAAAAATACCGAAATGAATTCTCTCAGGGTATTCAGCCATGGCTAACGCGTCCTCAATAGTAGGTATTAATTCAGGGTCTCTATACGCAGGTAAATGAAGAAGAATTGTTCTCTTAGGCATAAATAAGGCTTATGATTACTTATGGAATAAAAAAATTAAATCCACAGTTGATACTCGACAAGGGTATATTATAATTTAGCTATATGAGTGAACAAAAAGAAATCATTGCTATCGTTGACCAAGTTGGTCGTACTGTTGTTGGAGTTGAGACAGGTCAAACTGACGAGACTTTGACTCTTAATAATCCTGTTATTGTACATGTTCAACCTGATCAACAAAATGGTCAGCTTCAAGTACAAACCTTTCCTTACCTGTTCATGGAGTTCATTAAAGGAGATAAAAAGAATAATGAATGGACCTTTAACAAGTCTTCTATTGCTACTTCAACCGTGCAATTGACAGATCAAATTACAGCACAATATCATGCTATTAACAACCCTGCACCGGCTCAACCAGCAGCAGAGGAACCAGAGGTTATTAAGCTGTTTGATGCTGACGGTAAGTAATTTTTATCGGGTATAGCTCAGCGGCAGAGCGGGTGGCTGTTAACCACTAGGTCCTTGGTTCGAATCCAAGTACCCGAGCCAGCTTAACTACCGACTTAAGTCGGTAGTTTTTTTATCTTGATTAATAAAGTTAAGTTCGTACAATATGTATATGAGTGATTTTGATAAAGATACGCTAGCAGCGTTAGATTCAATCGATAAAGTTAACCCCTTTGCTACTTACCTTGAAGATAGTACTTTAAGTAGAGTAGGTGGTTGGATTGATACTGGCAGTTATGTTCTTAATGCTATTGTTTCAGGCTCTATTCATGGAGGTATCCCTAAGGGCCGAGTAACAATGCTCGGTGGTGAGTCTATGACAGGTAAGACATTGTTTGTTCTTAAGATTCTAGCTAATGCGCAGAAAGAAGGTTTGATTCCGGTTATATTTGATACAGAAAACGCTGTTGATCCGGAAGGTGCTCAACGTATTGGGCTTGATATTAGTAAAGTTAAGTATGTGCCATGTGTTACTATCGAGCAGACTCGTAATGCGTTGTATAAGTTCCTTACTTCAGTTAAGGAAAAAGGTTTAGAAGGTAAGTTTATTGTAGCTATTGACTCGCTTGGTAATCTTCAATCAGAACTGGAGCATAGCCGTATGGGTAAAGAGAGTACTTCATCTGATATGGGATCAAAGGCCCGGGCTATGAAGTCTCTTATGCAGACTTGTACTAACCTAGGAGCTACTACACAAACAACTATACTCTGCACTAATCATGTTTATGATGATCCAGCTGCTATGTTTCCTTCTATTGAGAAGCACATGCCTGGTGGTAAGTCAATCGTGTATCTTCCTTCTGTAACGGTTCAGTTAGCTCGTAAGCCTATGAAGAGTGATGGTGGTAAGACTATGGATGCTGAAACCGCGGTAGGTCAGAAGAATTATGCAGGAGTTCTCATTAGAGCTCTTACTCGTAAGAATCGATTCATTAAGCAGTACCTTCAAGGTGAAATGTTCCTTTCGTTTCATACGGGGCTTGACCGTTACTATGGTCTTCTTGACCTTGCGGTAGGGGTTGGTGCAGTTATTCAGACTGGTTCTACCTATCAACTACCTGATGGTAAGAAGATTGGTTACTATAAGAACTTCCGTAAAGATATTGACCTTTGGGAGAACACTATCCTACCAGTACTTGAAGAGAAGATCAAGACTGAGTGGGCTTATAGTGGGGGTGAAGAGAGTGAAGTGCCAGATGAGGTAGAAGAAGAGGTAATAGTTCCTAAAGAAGAGAATGAAATCCTAAAAGATTCCTTAGAAGCGAATGAGGCGTAGTAGTAAAATTATTATTGCATTATTGATATTAAATACGATAATTCATGTAGCTGAAATTATTATTGATTTACAACAAGCAGGTTATATAAAATGAGTAAGAAGTTAGTACTTAGTATTAGTGGTGGTATGGATAGCGTAGTCCTACTACATATGGCAGTAGATAGAGGATTTAAAGAGATACATCTTATCTCTTTTGATTATGGTCAACGTCATAAACGTGAACTAAAATGTGTATCGAGTCAGATAGAAGCGGTGAAAGCCAAAGTATCTGATTTAGTAGTAACTCATTATATAGCTGATGTTAGATTCATTAAGTACCTAGCCCCTACTTCTTCTCTTACTAACGAGGAGATTGATAATCCAGATATCAGTAAGATGGCTGGTGATGCTCAACCAGTGAGTTATGTACCATTCCGTAATCAATTGTTTAATACGATTGGTTGTGCTTATGCTGAAGCTAAAGGTGCCGATACTGTTTGGTATGGTGCTGCTGAAGTTGATAGTCTAGCCGGTTATTGGGATGGTAGTAATGAGTTTGTTGACTCTATGAATGCATTGATTGCTCTTAACAGGGAACATCGTATTAATATTGAAGCACCACTACTTACAATGAGTAAAGAAGCTATCGTTGAAGAAGGGGTAAGGTTAGGAGTTGACTTTGGTAAGACTTGGACGTGCTACTCTAATAGAAAAGATGGGTTAGCAGATGCAACAACCCCATCATCTAGTATGCGTGTAAAGGGTTTCGTAGATGCAGGATATCAAGACCCCATTCAATATATACAGCAATCTAAGTTGAATGAGCTATACCTATCTAAAGGTTGTAAAAAGATCTAGAGACCGTAACGACGAACTTCTTCAAGCTGCCAGTGTGTTTTAGGTTGGAAACGTTCTTTAAAGCTAAGATTGCTTTCCTTCTTTTGTTTAGGTAGAGAATCTTGTACTTTCTGTTCTACTAAATACTGATTAGTGTAAACCTCTTCTATAGCTTCTTCATGCTTCTCAACAAGATATTGTTGAGTTGGTGTTGTTTGACCATTTTCGTTAACAGTACTTTCAATGATTGGCTCAACTGTTGAATATATATCGGTAAGGTAATCAGCAGTTGTATATTTGCTTTCTGCAACAACCTCATAATCCTCTACATTAGCAGCTGATGTGGCTAAAGCTCTCTTAATAAGATCTGCAGCAGCAGTTGCACGAGCTTCATCACCACGACGACTATATTTAGCATGAATTGCCTTAGCAGCTTTCATATAGTCTTCATCGTGATTAGCAGTATCACTATTATTTAAAATACTGAATCTCTTTTGAATTTCAGCTTCAACACCTTGAGCAACTGTACCCTCAGCATCTTCATCGTCATCTTGATCATGGTAATCATCAGGTATCTCACCATCACCTAGCTCCTCTACTTCAACTTGAGCCATACCATCTACATCATCTTCTCCGTCCTCTTTATCCATTGAAGAGGCAATAGCTTCACCTCTTTTACGCTCATATTTGGAAATCTCACCATCGTCGTCAAGGTCTGATTTTTTAGCATCAAATCCGTGATCCGGATCTTCTTGATCTTCCATTTCAATATCTTCCATACCACCTTTAATTGCCTTAACAGTACTAGAAAGGTAAGCAGCTGGCAATTGATATTCTTCCATCCCACTTAGTTGCTTAACAAATGATTCTAACTGCTCTATAGTATTAATTTTTGGTGCAAATCTTTTAATTTCAGATAGTATATCCGGGGAGATATCTTCACCTCCTGGAAGATCTTCAAGCTCTTGTATAGCTTTAGCAAGGGACGCTTTAATAATAAGCTTTTCATCAGAAATAACATCAGCTAGAGCATCATCCATTTCTTTACCAGATTTAGCAGCACGTGCTTGAGCAGCTAATTCTTGAGCAGCAGCCTGCGCAGCATATTTTTCTTCACGTGAGCGGTTAGCACCCATACCAGAAATAAAATCATCTAAAGTACTTTCAATTTTCTGTGAAATTTCATCTGATTTAGCATTAATTGCATCTTGATTATCTTGAAGTACTTTAAGCATAGCTTGCTTTTTACCAGTAAAGCCTTTACTCATTTTAACAACATTTAAATCCTCTTCAGAAATAACATCTAAGTTAAATAGTAGCTCCCTAATAAACCTAATAGTGTCAAGCGGTGCAGAACTTAAACCTGCTGAACGCATCTGTTTAGTAACACCAGTAGCACCAGGTACTAAAGCCTCCACAGGAGATTTTCTTGCTTCATTAAGAGATTGCAACCTGGTGTAGAAGTTATCAAAGGAGCTCATTGATAATATTTATAGCTGATAGTAGAAATTACTTTAAAAAAGTGCAAATAAAAGGAACTTTGTTATAATTAATATAGAATATGAAATTGAGTTATAAGGATTTCAATAAGATGAACGATAAAGAGCTTCGAGCTCTACCTGGTGTTGGTAAGCTAACTGCAAAAAACATTGTAGGTATGCGACCATATCGTAGTAGTGAGGATCTGTTTAAGGTGAGAGGTCTTGGTAAAAATACTCTTAAAAAGTTAGGTATTGAAAAGAAGAAGAAAAAACGTAAACGTTGGATTGATGTTGATGGTGTGCAATACCCACATTATACATTCGCTTTTCATGAAGTTACCGGGGTAATGGATTTCTTTTGGAGGATACCACGTGAGTTTAGACTTTATTACGGTAAAGAGGAAGAGAGTAAGGAACTTACAGCTCGTATTCGTAAAGATATGAACATCGAACTGGAAAAATTGTAATGTTAGATTAAATTATAGTATATGTGCGCTATATTTGGAGCTCCTGATAAGTCTATGTTAGAGGTATTGTATACTGCTAACCAAGAGCGAGGAACTTTTGCTAGTAGTTATGTGCAACTTACATACGATGATCAGTTTGTCTATAAGAAAGAAGGTGAAATTGACTTTAATACAGTAAAAGGGTCTAAACAAGCGAAGTATAGCTGTGGACATGTACAAGCTCCAACATCAGCTATGAGGCAATGGTCGTATGAAACGTCTCATCCTTTTGATACTATGTCATGGATGGTTTTTCATAATGGGGTCATTACTAATGATCGCGATATTCGTAAAAAGCATCTGCCATTTATTGAGAATCCGGTAGATACATCTTTAATTGTAAATTTATTACAAAAATTTATGGAAGATGATCGAAGCAAAGGTGCAAACCCGGTAAGGTATATTAGACAAGCTCTTGAAGAGCTGGCAGGCTCTTTTGCTTTATCTATTGTTGATTGTGATACAAACGAATTATATATTGCACGTGTTGGTTCAATGCTACATTTTAATAATAGGGGATGTTACTCAACTATACCAGGTAAAGGATATAAAGATCTTAAAGAAGGTGAGATACGCCGATTAGATAAGAAAACTCTTAAATTTAAAAAGGTAGGTGAATTTAAACACGACTCACCGTTTCTATTTATTTGAAATGAATAACGAATTATTTATTTGCGTCGCAACAAAAGGTAAAAAAGAAGATACCTTACTATGGCAGACTAAGCATAAGAAAATGGAGGTATATTTCAAGGAGCATAATAAAGACTCTTTGCAAAAGGTATACAATAAGGCAATTGATTTTGCTATTAAAGAAAATGTCGATCATATTATATTATGTCATGACGATATTATTCTAGAAAATTTCGATTACGGTAAACTTAAGAAACATTTTAAAAAATATGATGTTCTAGGTGTAGCTGGAGCTTCGCAAATTAATGTACAACAACCAGCTCTATGGCATCATATGGGTGGTGGGTTCAGTAGTGGTAAGCTCCATGGAGCAGTTGCACATTTAAATGGTACTCAAAAATCAATGACCGCGTTTGGTCCGTATCCACACCAAGCACTAATTATGGATGGTGTATTTTTAGCAATTTCACGTAATGTATTTAAAAAAATTAGATTTGATGAATCATGCCCAGCAGGATTTCATTTTTATGATCTGGCATATACTCTTGACGCGTCCCTAGCAGGGTTTAAGTGTGGGGTTGTTGATGCTTATGTTACACACGCCTCACCAGGTCTTAGAGAATTTACAGCTGACTGGACAAACGGTCAAGAGTGGTTTCTTAAGAAGTATGACAAGTACGTTGGTAAGACTGTACAAATATAGTTGATTCTTAACAATAGGTTACTATTATATCTGGGATGGGTAAGCTAGATCTCGACTATTTTGAAAACGTGTTGATGTATAATGCGTTGACAGATAGTGGTTATTTATCAACTATTGCAGATATAGTACAGCCGGATTATTTTAAGAGTAAAGATATCGCAAGTGTCTTTACTATTATTAAAGAATTTAATGATAAACGAAATCAGTTACCTACTACAACCGAGATTAAGCAGTATCTAGTAACTGATGATCAGAAAGAATCGTTTAAACGTTTAGTTACTTCTTTTTCAGAGATTGATAAGAATATCAATAAAGATGAATTAATTGAAAACACGGAGCAATTCTTAAAAGAAAAGGCAGTATATCATACAATGTTGAAAGCAGCAGAAGATATATCTGCTGGTGATGTCGATACAACAGTTATATTAGATAAGTTTGAAAAGAGTTGCAATATTAGCTTAGTAACTGATTTAGGATTAGGTGTTAAGTCTAATATTGATGATATTATTGAGGATCTTACTACTGTCGAAGATAAAATACCTAGTACGTGGGAATGGTTAGATGATTCATTAGATGGTGGGTTCTTACAGGCAGGTAAATCGTTATATGTATTTGCTGGAGAGACTAATATAGGTAAATCTATATTTTTAGGTAATGTGGCCTCTAATATTGCTAAACAAGGTAAGAATGTGTTACTAGTAACATTAGAGATGTCGGAGTTATTATATGCGAGACGTATATGTACTAATATCTCTAAGATACCAATGAAAGAAATGGCAGTA